ATGGGAGGGTGGGCGGGAAAGTAGTGGCAGTGCGCGCAATGCCTTGCGTGTGCTCGATGAGATGCGCCATCAGCGTGTCATAACGAAGCAGCAAAGCCAGCAACGCACGGTCTTCGATAACGCGGCGGCGCTCCTTCTGCGCCTTCCGATCGCGGCGGAAATGGTACACAGGCGCCAACCAACGCTGCGCGGCCCGCGCTTGAGGGCCGGCGCCTCGGGTGGAAAGTCTCGCTTTGATAATGCGCTCGACCTGCTCGACGGGAGCGAGTCCAACTTTTGCAAACTCTCGCAGCACGGCTGCAGACTGCTTTCCCTTCGGACGGTAGGCGCCTCGGGGGTGACAGGACTGACAAAGATTTGAATATACGTGCTTGGACTCGCGCTCGCCGAGCGAGGGGATGCGAAAAAACCGAGGCGCCTTGGACTCGCCGCAGCGCACGCAACGTCTACCGGCCATTTTTTGCCCTTTCGTAGTGGTGTGTATCATTTGGGACAATAATGTATCTAATTCTAGGTATAGCAAGATGGGTGATGATTCCGCGATTACACAAAAAAAACTTTACAAAACTGCCCGCATTGGCTAGAAAAGTTCCTTCAAAATCAACGGCTTGGGAAAAACTGGCGTACCTACTGCCCCGCCAGAGCATACTAGCCGAAACAAAAATGGTCTGCGCACGCGCGCCGCAAAAAATAAAGCGCAATGTAAAGGGAGAAGTTTCGACAGACAGTAAAAAGTTTCCCAGTAGTAGTAGTAGTAGATAGTAGATATAGATATATTATATAAGTTATTGAAGGGAAAGGGAAAATTCTGGCCGACCCCGCGCTTTGAAAGCGGGGGTCGGGAGGTAAACGCGGGCATGCACCAAAATGGTGCATAGAGAGAGTTGTACATACGTAAGTGCGTAGCTGCTGCGCAGCTATGCTGCGCAGCTACGCTGCGCTACGCCACGCAGCTACGCTGCGCTACGCCACGCAGCTACGCTGCGCTACGCCACGCAGCTACGCTACGCTACGCTACGCTTATAGCGAAGTGCTTCTTGCCTCGACCGTGTACTTCGATGCTGACACTGGCCGCCTGCACTCTGCCGCCGTGGCACGCCATGCATGTGATGCATTGTCGGGCGTGGCCTGCTTCGTCAGAAGCCGGGCATGAGAACTCGTGGCTCAGTAGAGGCGTGCCTGCAGCACGTACACGGAACGATCGCCAGCCTAGCGCACGGGCATCGTGCGCGTCTTGCGCCGTGTCGGCGCTAGCCATGAAGTACTGCTTCAGGTCAGAGAACTGAGGCTTGCGCCATTGGTGGGTGTAGGCTGTGTGGCCGTCGGCCTCGGACAGGAAGTCTTGCCAGACCCACAGGGGAGTGGCAGCGCCGTCGCCATAGGTGCCGATGCGTACGCGGCGCTTTCGAGCCCAGCGGGCGGCCTTGTGGGGGGCCATGAGGGGGTAGACGCCTCGCACCCACGCCCAGAAGACGGCGGACACGGAGCGGCCGACGTCCACGTAGCAGGACGTCCCACGGTGCGGGCAATCGCCGCAGATGGCGTCGTCTGCGGCGGTGCGGATGGCCTCCAGAGGAGGCATGTCCGAGCGTAGGATGTAGGTCTGGATCATGTCGCCGGTCTTTGCGTTCTTGCTGCGCAGAACGGCGATGGTGACGATGGGGGAGTCGTCAAGAAGGGACGGGCCGTCGTAGATGACTAAGCCGAGCATGGTGAAGCTCCAGAAGAGTGGGCGACGAGGCGCCCGGGGTGGAGTCGGGACATTTGTCCCGACTAGGTGAGTTCGGCCCGCTTGGCCTGCGCAGCGGGCATGCGGAAAGCCATGCCATCGCTGCAGCGGTCGACGGCCCAGCCGCGCCGGCCCATCGAGTGACGCAGGATGTAGCGCACGCCTGCGAGGGCGACGGTGTCTCCCTCACGCAAGGCACGCCGGGGCGGTGCCTTGGTGAAGTGGTCGTAGGAACGAATCCAGTGGCGCGCGTCGATGTGGCGCTCCACGAGGGTGTAGGCGATGCCGCGCTCCTTGAGCGCGAGGAAGAGGTAGCCCGCGTCGAGATCCTCCTCAAGGTAGACCATCTCACCGCGCTGGTACGAGTACGAGGTGATCGTGTCGAGCAGGCCCAGTTCGGCCAGCAGCGAACGGCGCACGGCCACCCAGCCGTGGCCGGGGTCTTGGTGGTAGATGAAGGTGTACATGGTGAAGCTCCTGAGAGTGCAGGCGAGAGCCTGCTAGGGGAGTCGGGACATTTGTCCCGACTAGGCGATGCGATGCCCGCATCGCACAACCCTGCACGCAAGGCTGTACGCTGCGCCGCCCCGAAGGGCGGCTACATGGGGGAGCGGCGGCGCCGCTGCGGTGGGGTAACGCGCATCCCCGCCCACACGCAGCCGCTCGGACACTTCCATAGTTCTCGAAATATCGAATCGGGACAACTGTCCCGATTCAACTATCACGCGGCGAAAGCTTTCGCCAGCGCTGCGCTGGCAAGCTTGCGCGCGCCTTCGTACTGCGCGGCGAGCCGCGCGAGCTTGGCGGCGGCCTTTAGCAGTTCCTCGGGGATCTCGACCTCTTCGCGTGCGGTGTCGGCCGCAAAGAGGTCGGCCAGAAGACGTTGGAAGCCTTTCTTCGCGGCGGCCGCATCGGCCGGCCACGCGGGCTTGCCGGCACTGGGGCCGGTCGTTGCCACGGTGAGCGTGATGCCGCGTGCAGCCGCGTAGAGCGGCAGCAGCGCGTCGCGGGCCGCCTCCCGATCGGCCCATTTGCCCGCCTTCGCGAGCGTTTTGATAAGTTCAATTCTCTCTTCTGCCGCCCCGTCGATCGCGGCGATGCGGGTCACGAGAGCGTTGATAGTCTTGGTCGTCATGGCAATGCACCCTATGGATTGAGGAACCGGGACACATGTCCCGGTTCGGGTTGCTGTGCAGTCGATTGCACAGTGACCAAAGCATAGCATCAACCCCATTTCCGGCCAGAAAACCGTTCCTGCCTTGACCCCACCACCCCGGCACCCCCCAAGGCAGCTTGACGGTGCCGGGGCTGCGCAGGGACAGTGTTTCACACCCCCACTCCACTATTTTTCAAAGTTCTATTATATGGTGTCGCAGTTAAACGATATGTTGCGCTACGCCGCAACGCATGCACACATACCCCTACCCCCCTATAAAAATTTCGCAAAACGCACAGACAATATGCAAAAAAAAAGCCCGCCAAGAGGCGGGCAAAACACAGAGGAGGAGACACGTGGGCGTTGCACCCACGCAAAGGCAAGTGTACAGTAAAGACTTCCCCGGCGCCACCCCCTGCTCACCATGTTCGATGACCTGATGCAGATCGATGCGTCCGCAGCGCTTGTGCTTGAGCGCGCGGCGCCTGATGACGTTCTGACCGCGCAGGCCAACACCGCCAGTTGGCTTGGAGAACTCGGGGTGCCGTCAGACGAAGAGATCGACGAGCGCACGCAAGTCCGTGCCGCGCGCGAAGTCTTCAAGTCGATTGTTGAAAAACCTGCAGAGCGTCAACCTGTGCCGGTCGATATCGACGACGCCATCAAACCTAAAACGGCAAAGCAACGCGCCAAAGAAGAGAAAGAAAACGCAGAGACCAAAGAAAAGCTCTTGGCGCTTAAAACGCCTACATCTGTGCAGCACTTGTTGGGGTTATTGACTGCATATGACTGGGAGTTCGTTGAGAAAGCTAAGGAACTGCGTAACTACACGGTTGCCCGCATCCTAGAAGAGACTACGCATCCCGATGCGCGTATACGTCTGCAGGCACTACGCCTGTTAGGCACGGTAACGGAGGTAGGACTCTTCACCGAACGTGTAGAAGTGACGCGTAAGGACGCTACTGAAGCCGAAATCGAGGCCCGCCTGCGCGAACGGCTAAGCAAATACGCCATCGACGTCACACCGAAAGACGTCACACCGCCAGAACTCCCCCTAGCGCCTGCACTTGCGCAGGATATTGTCGATCTAGACGCTGAAATTAGCGTAGTGGCTGAAGTTAGAGGCAGCAGTGCCGGTGCTTGAAGAGCTTTCTACGCAGGAAGTGCAGCTTTTGCTGCAAAAACTGCCTCACTTGCCGCTAAAAGAGAAGCAGACGATTCTGGAAAGCCTAGAGGCGCTTGAGAAAAAGCGCGTTCTGCGCGAATGCCGCGAAGATTTTCTTGCTTTTTGCCGCTACGTCTATCCGGAATGGAAGGAAGGCCCTCATCACAGGTTCTTGAAGCCTATTTTGCATGGGGTTAAAGACGGGGGGGAGCGCCGACTGACGGTGTCGATGCCGCCGCGCTTCGGTAAAAGTGAGACTATCGCGTATTTGTTCGTTGCGTGGTATTTGGGGCACTTTCCTACGCACCACGCCATGATGGTGACGCACACATCAGCACTGTCCGCCGATTTCGGCCGCAAAGTGCGCAATCTCATAGGCAACCCCAAGTACAAAGAAATATTTCCAGATACCGTAGTGTCGACAGACAAGTCGGCTTCTGACAATTGGACGACGACCAAAGACGGCAAGTATCTCGGGCTTGGCATTGGCGGTAACGTCGCAGGCCACGGTGCGCACTTGCTCATTGCAGACGACCTAGTCTCTGAGCAGGCGGTGCTGGCAAACCCCGACCATGCGTTTGAGGTGGCGTGGAACTACATGCAGGTCGGCCCCTTGCAGCGTCTGATGCCCGGCGGGCGCATCATCATGATCGGCACGCGCTGGGGTAAGCGCGATCCCATCGGGCGCGCCTTGGCGTGGGCAGACAACAATCCTGAAGCCGAGCCGTGGCATGAGGTGCGCTTCCCGGCGGTGCTGCCTTCGGGGCGCTCGTTGTGGCCCGAGCAGTGGCCGGTAGACCAGCTGCTCGCAAAGAAGGCCGGGATGCACCCCCACTACTGGGCGGCGCAGTACATGCAGGAGCCGACCTCGGAAGAGGGCGCCATGCTCAAGCGCGAGTATTGGCGCATATGGCCCAAGGACGATCCGCCGCTGGTGGAGTTCGTGTTGCAAACATGGGACACTGCGCACGATACCAAGTCCAACAACGACTACAGCGCCTGCACGACATGGGGCGTGTGGTATAACGAAGAGACAAATCGGCAGGAGCTTATCCTGCTTGACTGTTTCAGGGGGCGATGGGAGTTTCCGCAGCTGAAGCAGCGCGCGTTGGAAGCCTACAAAGAGTGGCAACCCGAGTGCGTTGTGGTCGAGAAGAAAGCCGCCGGTGCCCCGCTCATCCAAGAACTTCGCCAGATGGACATGGTCATCGAGGAGTACAGCCCCAGCCGTGGTACGCGCCTTGTCTCAAACGACAAGCGCGCTCGGGTGCACGCAGTGGCGCCTATCCTGCACGACGGCGTCGTGTGGGCGCCTGACCGCCTGTGGGCGCACGATGTGATCAATGAATGCGCAGAGTTCCCCAACGGCGAGAACGACGACAGGGTAGACTGCGTGGTTATGGCGCTGGCGCGCTACCGGCGCGGGGGGTTCCTCCAACTCTCCGATGACGCCAGAGACGACACGTTGGCCCCGCGCGCACCGCGCCGGGCAGCCTACTACTGAGGACACCTATGCCTGCGAACTTCGACTCCAGCCTGTACGCCGCGCCTCAAGGGCTTGAAGCCCTCGCAGCCGACACCGAGCCCATCGAGATCGAGATCATCGACCCGGAGGAAGTCAACATCCGCGCAGGCGGCATGGAGATCACGATCGGGCAGGACGACAACGGCGACATCCCGTTCGGGGCCAACCTCGTCGAGCACCTCGACCCGTCCGTCGTGCAGACCATCATGAGCGAGTTGTCCAGCAACATCGACAACGACCTCGGGTCGCGTAAGGACTGGGAGCGTACCTACGTCGAGGGGCTCAAACTGCTCGGGCTCAAGTACGAAGAACGCACCGAGCCGTGGACCGGCGCCTGCGGCATCACGCACCCGATGATCACCGAGGCCGTGGTGCGCTTCCAGTCGGAGACCATCACCGAGACCTTCCCTGCAAGCGGGCCGGTCAAGACCAAGATCATCGGCAAGGAAACGCCTGAGAAGAAGGCAG